TTACTCGGCGGGGCCGGGGGTGAAAAAGGTGGCGGGGTCGAACAGGCAGTAAACCGCCCCCAGGGCGTACTGCTTGACGGACCCGTCCGCCTCCACGTCCGCCAGGTGGAAAGCGTATTGCCCGCGGATGCCCGTTGCCTCCGTGGACAGGATGAACGGGGTAAGGGTGGCGGTGCTGGGTTGAGAAGAAGACAACGAGGCACTCTCGAAAACGCCCCACTCGTCAAATTGCACGACAAGCCAGACTTGCCCGGAGGTGGCGGAATGAGTAACCCAGCCGTCCGCCCCGGCCTCAAGGGCCGTCGTGCAAAACCGCCCCATGATATAGACATGTCCGGGCCGGACTTTCACCGCCGTGACATTGCCGGAAGCATTTTTTTCCACCTTCACGCGGAATCCCTCGTTGCCGTCCTCCTGCGTTCCCTCCTGGGCCTCGCTTTTGGCGAGGTCGCAGAACACGGACCCCAGGGCGAACTGGCGCACATTGACAAAGGAAGCCGGGTTGCCGTCCTCCGGGAACGGCTCCGCGCACGTGCTGATCGTCGCCAGCTTGAACGCATAGGACGCGCTGTCCGGTTTTTTCCCGTCCTTGAGGCCGTCCGCGGGCAAGGGGGACACCTCCCCCCTGGATTTAGACAGGGAAAAACTCTTATAGTTGCCGTCCCCGTCAAATTTGACATTGAGCCAGATGTCGCCCTCCTTTGCCGGGGCGTTTTCCCACTTCATACTACCCTCGGAAACGAGCTTGCCGAACGCGTAAATGTTGCCGCGGCGCAGATAGGCGGCTTGCGGCTTGCCCTCCGCATCCGCGACGGCCAGCACGCGCCAGCCCTCGTTGCGGGAGCCGCTGGCGTAAGTAATGCACCCGGTCAAAAACGGGGTGTAGGTGATGTCGTCCGCGCTGGACCCGGAGGATTGGGCGGCGGACACGAACTCGCCCAGCGTGAGTCTGGCGGAACGTCCGCCGGGCGGGGTATCCTCCGTGGACAGGCGGGCCGCCGTGATGCAGTCGTGGCTGTTGTCGCCCCACACCAGGTCCAGATACACTTTTTTCCCCGCCTCCGCCTCAAGGGCCGGGAATGGGACGGCGTCCATCTTGTCGGCTCCCATTTTGGGGACGATAACCCGCGCCCCGCCCGCGTGGACTTCCAGCACGCGGCCTGGGTTGAAATAGGCTTTCCACGCCTCCCCCTCTTTAACCAGGGAGCGGAGGGAAAATCCCCCCTTGTCAACAACAGAGCGTCCACCCGTCCAGCGGCTGGCCGCCTGGACGGAAGGAAGCATCGTCTGAAAATCGGATGACCTGTTGAGCGCGTCCTGGATGGCCTCCACGCTGTTATTCCAGTTTTCGGCGGTCAAGACCGCCCCCTTGCTCTTTTTAGGGAGGTTGTACATGCTATTTATAAATTTCCGGGTCCCAGTTGCCGCCAACGTAGGTGATTTGCGTGACGGTCCGTCCATTGCGGCGCGTCAGTCCGCCGCCTCCGCAAAGCCAGACTTGCCCGTCCGGCAGACTGGGCAACCCGGCGCGGGAACTAATTTTCCCGGAATCGGAAATATCCACCTTGCCGGGGATGGTCAGGCGGCACTGGGTATAGGCTGCCTTGTAATGGGTTTGGCCTCGCAAGATTTTTTTAAGCAGGGAGGGCGGCACTTTGCCGTTGAGCTTCTTTTCTAAGTTTGTGCCTTGCTCGTCGGCGAGCTGCCCGCCCATCAGGGCGCATAAGTCCGTCAATGAAGAGTTGTCCAAGGCGTCCACCTGGGATTTGTAAAGCTTGCATTGCGTGATCGGCTCATCTACCAGCGAGACAGTTATTTCACATTCCCGCCCGTCAAATTCATAGGTGGGGCCTTCCGGGTCGTCGGGGTTGTCCGGGTCGTCGTCATCCTCGTCCCGGTCCTTGGAACAGGTCAGGGTGATGAAGTCAACCTTGTTGCTCTCATGAGTTTCAATGCTGATTTCCGTCAGGGGTAATCCGTACTCGGTGGAGTGGATTTTAGGGACCAGGCCGCGGCCCTCCCCCTGGGGACACATGAAAAACAGGGTGAGGGTCTTGTTGCTGTAAGTCTCCCGGTATTGGGAGGGTTTCCACCAGGTCAGCACGCCTGACGGGAGATTTCCTAAAATATCGTTGTCCATTTTATCCTAACACGGCCAGGGAGCCGTTCTGTTTTTGCAGCAGTTTATTGAGCAGCTCGTTCGTTTTCTTTTGCTCCGAAAGTTGCTTGGCCGGGATGTTTTCGGCGGAGAGCATCATGCGGCCATATCCGCCGCCGCCCACCTTAGCCAGGGACCCGGCCAGCACGGTTTCCCAGTTGACCTTGATTTTTGGCGCGTCGTCCTCGGTCTTTTGCCGCCTGGGCTTGCCTTTAGCAGCGTCCTCTTCTTCCTTGGCCTTCCGGGCGGCATCCTGTTTTTCCAACGCCCCCGTGATGCGGTCGCTGATAGATGCCATCTCGGCCTTAATACCGGAGGTGTCCATGACATCCGCCGCATTAGAAAAACCTTCGGAAAAGGCATCTTGCAGGGCGGAAAAGTTATCAGCAACCTGTCTAAGAATACGGTCGCCGTAGGAATCAATAAATGACTTGGCAGCACCTCCCACCTGGGCGGCTCCTCGGTCAGCGTCCTTTTCAAACTCGCGGGAAAGACCGTGCATCCAGGCGGCTTGCTTCCCCATGCCGGGGATGTACTCAATCAAGTTGGCGATACCCTCCGACAATAACGCCAGAATACCATTGACGGCTGTTCTCATGACGCCGACAAAAGCATTACCCACTATGGACCAGAAAGAAGCATCCGTCAGAATATCTAAAATCTGGACGCCCGTCTTGAATGCCTGAACAAGGTATTGAGGGATAGCCTCACAAACTCCCATCAGCACCCGCCACAGGAAATTCACACTCTCCTGAAATGCCAGGGTCAACCCCAGTTTTGCCAGGTTCCAGGCTTCCCCCTGCTTAAACGATTCGATCATGAACCGCATGGCATAGGCAATCGTTTCGCCGATTTCGCGTGCCTTGGAGGCCATGCTTTCAATTGTTCCGATGCCATCGTCCAGCAGGGGCTTGAGGGCGTCCATAATCGGCTCCCCGAATTGGGCACGCACCTCGGCCCAAGCATCACTGAGGGTGGACAACTTGCCATTCCAAGCCTGGCTTTGCAGTTCCATCCCCCCGGAAAACCGGGCCAAATCCTCCGCGGCTACTCTCCACACCTCCGATCCTTTTTTGCCTTCCGCCTGGAGCTTTTCTAGTTTAGCTCGTACTCCCGGAGTGATTGCTCCAATCTCTTGGAGGCGCTGCATAGCCTCACCCACAGGACGCCCGGAATCCAATCCGGAATACAGGCGGCCAATAGTCACGGCCAACTCCTCGAATGGCGTATTAGTACCGGATGCCACGTCGCCAATCATCGTTAAGCCTTGGCCTGTGGACAGCGCGCCGTCCGTCAGGGTTTCAAGGGTGCGTGAAGCCGTAGCCACCTCTGGGAGTTGGAACGGAGTATGTGCCGCAAAATCAGCCAATTCAGCCATGCGATCTTTGGCGGCCTTGGCCGATCCAAGAAGTGGAATGAACGCAGTCTGCATCGTCTCACGATTGGCAGCCTCTCCGACGGCTGCCTGTGCCTCCGTCCAGACGGCTTGCAGCCCTTTGAGAGCCAGCGCCGCCCCGGTTACGGCCGCGCCGACGGCAGCCATAGCCCCCACGCTGAAAGCCTGGAAGCCGCCCAGCGATGCTCGTGCGGCACTAATGCCTCCGGTGAATCCGGAAGTGTCAAGGTCAAGTCCGTAGTCAATACCTTTACTCATGATGATTGCAGATTGATCAGCAGTTGCCGCTCCAGAAGAGTCAGTCCTTCGGCTTTGGCTCCGTTGCGCTGGGCAATGGCCTCACGCAACACCAGAGCCTGGGGCAATGGAGTGGACAGCACGTCGGCCAGCGGCCAGCCGTATTCGCTGGCCAGCAGGTCCACCAGAGAAAGCCACCAGCCCACGCCGCTGCACGTTATACTGTCGGCGTGGGCATCGTTTTTCCCCCGCCGCTGGCCGGGGCAAAGGAGCGGGCCAGGATGCCCTTGATATTGGAGGCGGACGCCGGAATGACGGAGGGAGACAACTTGTCGGCGTATGCCTGCAATGCAGCATCAAAATTGCCGGAATCCAGAGCGAGCCGGAAAGCCTGTTTATCGGCAAGGAGCCAGTAGACCGTGGACATCTCGCGGAACGTTGGAGCGGCTCCGGCAGCAATGAAGCGGCAACCTGCGGATTCCAGCAGTAGAACGTCCCCCAGGGAGAGAACGCCGCCAGCGGAAAAGGCATCTTTGACGGCGTCAGGAATAGAGGCGGCTGTGGCGGCTACCACGTTGGAAGTATTGTCGGGATTGGTCATGCAGCTATCCTGACACAACAAAGGCCGCGGCACGGACGCCGCGGCCTGATTGGCAAATCATGCTGCCGTGAAAAACCTGAAAAATTCCACGGCGGCGGGGTCCGTGAGGACAAAAACCGGGTAGTCGCGGGCTGTGAACATTCTGCGGCCTCCCTGGGAATTAACGGCTTCCACGGCCAGATACACCGCCTCCACTCCCACAATGGGGTCATCCTCATTGGCAGGATCCGGGTAATACCAATCCTGTGTTGCCCACACCTGGACGGCCTGCCAATCCTCACCCAATCCCACCAGCGCAGCAACTACGGTGGCCATGGCCGGGGTCTGGTTCGCCGGAATCTTGTCCTGAGTATAGCGGTCTATGCGGGTGTACCCTTCCTCGTCCTGATAGACGGCCGTCAGGGTGAATTCTCCCCATTCGCCGGGTTTCGGGAACCGTATTTGTATCTCGGAATTATTCATGATTCTAAAGGCACGTTAATATCTTCGAAACCCGCCGTTTCCTCGGTTTCAATGGCATTGACGGCCATGGCTTCCAATGCGGCGTACATTGGATTGATCAATCCATTGGCATAAAGGTAGCGATTGCCTGCTCCCGTGCGAACCGAGGATGTCCAGGAATTGGGATTTTCTACATCCGCCACCAACGTGCTGAACCCCATGCCGTCTTCGAATCCTGAAACGCCTCTGAGGGCGGCTATCTTGTACAAGGTGTTTGTCTGGCCTCCCCCCAGCTCAATATAAAGCGACGCTTTCCCCTCGTATGACGACATGCTTGAAAGCCCTTCCTGCATGAAAATGAGCCTGTTGAGGCAGGCGGGAAATGGGTGGTTTTGAGTTGCGGGAATAAAACTTTCCGTAGTTTTCACCTGCCATGAATCACCGGAAGAGACGTAATAAATCTCCCGCACTCTAAGCACGTAACCTCCCCGGACAGAATCACGAACCGCTGTGGTCGTGATGTCGATAATCTCTCCGTAATTGACGGCCAGATTATTGCCCGGAATCATGGAAAATGAATCCATCGTCAGGCCGCCTCTTACCGTTTTTGATCCACGGCCTAATCCAAAGGTAAATTTGGACGCTGTTGAACCGGACAGCGGTATCGAAAATCCCGCGAAAGAGCTGTAATTATGCTGGCCCTGCGGCCCTTCAAAGGTAAACGTGGTCGTACTGTGTGCAGGAGAACCGGAAGCTGCCGACGTTGAACTGGTTGCATAAAGTCCGGCATATTGAACAGAGGTGCTGCCGCTCCCCACTACGGGCATGGAACTGGTTTTGAGGTACAGAGGCTGAATCAACGCCTGCACAGCTCCTGCCAGCCCCATAGCCAAAAAACGATTAACCGCCGCCGTGTCCGTTGGCGCACCCACGGCAAGCGGGATGTTGATGCCTCCGTTGGCGTTGACGGCCCCCGCCGCCGCCAGACCTCCGGCCAGCGTCATGTTGCCGGAGGCGTCCACCTGCGGCATGGCCTCAAGGGCCTGCTGGGCCGCCGTGGCGGCGTTGGCTGCACTGATGGCAGATGTTGCGGCATTATCAGCAGACGTATTGATACGCCTCTCCGCCTGGTCAATGTCATCTTTGGCGGTTTCGGCTCGCTGGACAAGTGGTGTGACCGCTCCCACCGCTTCCGTCTGCGCTGTCTGGACGGCTTGAACAGCGGTACTTTGCGCTCCGGCAATTTTATCCGTAGCAGTTTTTTGTGCTCTCCCCACAGCAAGCACGGCATCGGCCTGCTTGTCCTGGAGAGCGTCAAGAGCGTCATTTTTGGCCGTGTTGACGGCCTGTTCCCCATTACTGACCGTCTGCGGCCAAGTGGCGGCCAGCGATTCCGTTTCTAACTGGGCTTTGACGGCGCGCATATAGGCCCACCACGCCAAATCCACAGCATCCACGATCACAGAAACAGTGTCGCTGACCCGTACGATCAGGCGATGGGAGGACGGATTTTCCTTCTCCCTGGGGTCCACGGTTTCCGATACGGTGACTAGGCCGCGCAGGGCACGTTCCCTTGGAGTTTCCGGCGCGGCCTGCATCCAGAGTTCCCATGCCCCCATGCCAAGGGGCTGGGGCGGGATGCGTACCGTTGCCAACCCGGCCGCTGCATCAGTCACGATGACAGCCAAATCGACAGGGGCAGCATCAGAGGCCGCTCTGATGCTGGCCTCCAGGGTGATCCCGGCCAGATCAATAGGCTGGGCGGCAGCGTCCTGGATGACCAGGGCAACGTCATAGGCGGTACCCTTGGCCAGGGCAAGATTGGCAACGGCGGGAGTCATGACTAATTTTCCAAATCAGAAGGTTCTGCCGGGGACAGGTCGATTCCCGGATAATAGGTTAATTCAATAGTATATTTCTGGGCATCTCCCTGGGCGCACGAATCGTCCAGGCTGGAAATGATCATGTACTTGCCGTTAAGCTGTACGATGTCATCCAGGGCGGGCACAGGCAGGGTTGAGACCAGCACCCCCTTTTTACCTCCGCGGAGCACTTCCAGGGTATAGGTTTCCCTGGTCTGATAAGACACACGGGTGCCGATTTCGCCGGATTCATCCGTAAATTCAGCCACAGTATTGGAGGGTTTGCGTTTTAATGATGTCAGTACACCCCACGGAACAGTCATTCCGTTCGGGATGCCAAAGACAATGTCATTTCCTTTGATGATATAAGTATTTTCAGCCATAGATTTGTGGGTTGGCAGTTTATCAGAATGAGTTTTCCATGCAGGTGACGTCCACCTGCATGGACCAGACGGCGCGGCAGGGTGAGGAATCAAAGGCAATCTGCTGAGGCGTAGCCGCCACGGGCTTGACCAGCACGCGGCCGGATTGTCCCAATTCGTGCCAGGTCAGTAACTCCAGCAACTTGTCTGCCATAGCGTTGGCCGTGGACATGTCGCCGCCCGGCCGTCCGAAAGCGGCGGAGGCGATGAACAGATTGACCTTGCGCGTGATGATCGCCTTGACCGGGACGCCTCCCTGAATGTCGTGATCCATGGTGAGCAGGTCAGGCATCACGATCACGGCAGTGTAAGGGTAAGCGTGGAGCTGGCGGATGGCCTCTTCGATGTCCACGCCGTTGAAGGTTTTGACGGTGTCGGCAATTCCGGCAGCCTGAATTTCCGCGACCAGGGCGGAGAGCAGCCATTGAGTGTCGGTAAGCATGGTATTAACGTATTTTGCGGTTGGACCCCCAGCCCATGTTTCCCGCTCCGTCACCGCCTGATGATCCGGCAAAACGTCCGGACCGCACATCGTCCAGTGTTTTCAAGGCGTTTTCATAGGCGGTCTTTTGGGCGTCGGTCGGTTTGTCCAGCAGCTTGGCCAGATCGTACACGGCCAGATCACGCGCCAGTTTGGAGGCCAGAGCAGCCGGGATGTCCCGGTTGCCGACGTAGCCGTCCACCGTGGCACATGCCTGAATCATGACGACCACGACAGGATCTTCCCCGGCTGGAGCCTGGGCGCGAATGTCGGCCAGTTGCCGGGCGGGCATGGCTGCCAGCAAGTCGGATTCAGTGAGCAGGGTTTTCATATATGACAAGGGGATGGCCCGGTGCGGCGTATTGCCACGTCAAGCGCCGGGCCAGTAGATGAATTAAGATCCGGTGGACGCCGGAATGGAGGGCATCAGTATCAGGGCCTCTTTAATGCCGACAGATGAACCATAGTAACATTCGAATGTTAGAAAGTGCTTGCCCGCTCCGGACGCATAGTGGCGGCGGTAGGACATGGTAATGCCCGTGTCCGGGTCCGTAACAGTCCGCGCGTCCAGATAGCCCTTGGTATCGGAGGGGACAACCGCCCGCGTGGCGACAGCCAGGGCAGAAGGATGCACCACAAACCCATTGGGAGCGGCGGAGCTGGCCGGAAGTACGGTTGATTCGATCAGGTCAAACCCCAGCAGGCGGGGAATGAGGCCGTCCCGGACGTACTCCGTTCCTCCGTAGGCCAACGCGGACGCCACCTGAACGGAGGCATCCTTGGCCAAAGCCGTATAAGCGGATGCGCTGGGGAAATAAACACGATTGGAGAGCGGCACTTTCAGCTCGCCGCATTTGGCGCGCGCCAGGGTAAGCAGGTCCATCATGGACATGCCGGACGTTGCCGCCAGTGTGGTGGGGTAATTGGCCTTGGTAATTTTTGAAAATACCCCTTCAATTACTTTGACAGCGACAGCATTCCCCATCTGCCCGGCAAAGATGTTCAAGGAGGCTGCCGAGCTTTCCATGAATTGACGGTCGGTTAGTCCGACGGTCGCTTTGGCATAGCCGTCCATGGTGACGGTTACGGCGCTCATTGTTCCGGTTTCCGTTTCATAGTCGTTTTCCGTATTCGACGCTTCGATGCCGCCGATCAGGGGCACTTTTAAAGAGGCGCCCTTGCTGACGGCTTCCCTGGAATAGTTGGTGGAGAATTTTCCCAGAGGGGCCAGGGATGCCTTGAAGGCTTCCAGCCCCCTGGTGACGATGATGTCATCGTTCAGTTTTGAATCAATGGATGTTGCCATATTTATTATATATAGTGTGGTTGGTAATCGGTGGGCGGAATCAACCGCGGGCGGCGATCAATTCTTTTTCGTGCGCCCTGAAAAAGGCGAGGCGTTCGGCTGGATCGGTGATGGAGGCGTGCTTGGCCAGCAGCTTTTCCCCGGTCAGTTTCGGGCCGCCGCCGTCCTTGTTGTCGCCAGTCTTGTATTGCTGGGCAAAGACAGGATTGACGGGCAGCTTGGCCAGCAGGATTTCCGCCTTGGGATCGGCCAGGATCATCTCCTTCCAGGAGGCTTTCAGGTCCGGGGTGATACGGCCTTCTTCACAGGCTTTTTCCACGGAGGCGTCAGCCGCTCTGGCTTTCATGTCGGCGAGGGATTTCTTCAATTCCTCGTTTTCGGTCTTCAGGGCTTCAAGCTGGGCTTGCAGCGCCTTGATTTCTTCTTCGTTCATGGTTGTTTTTGCGGTTTGGGTTTGGTTGACGGGGACGGCGGGATTGCCGTCTTTGCCAAGAAGAGGGGCGATAGTTTGGAAGGCGGCGCGATTGACCAGCCCTCCCATGTTGATGCCAGACCCAATGATGCGGCAGACGCCGTCTTCATCAGGTTCAGACGCTTTAAAAACGGGGGAAAAACGGCGGTAGGATTTACCTTCCACCTTGGCCTTGCCTTCCGGCGTCCATTCGATTTCCGCGCGGATGCCTCCTGTCTTGGGGTCGTCTCCGCCCCAGTAGATGCGCTTGACCCATCCGGCGGCATCGTGGTCCTGGTGGTCGTAGTCGATATAGGGTTCATCCATCAGGCCGTCCGCCGCACCTTCTTGGAGTTTGCGGCGCAATTCCTCCACGGCTTCGGCGGCAGCTTCATCCACCAGGACGGTTCGTTCTACAACTTCGCCCTTGTCATTGCTGGGGTGAATCGTGTGCTTGCCGGGAGGCATCCACTGGATGTCACCCGTCCCGGCCAGGGTCGTATAAAAGGCATGCTTGGCGTATAAGATCATGCCGTCATCCTGACACACCACGGGCCGCGGCGCGGGCGCCGCGGCCCGGTTGCTCCAGAAGGAACATTTTTGTGG